GCCGGGGACCAGTGCAGGTCATAGCCTTGCAGACGACCGACACGGCCTTCGCGCAGCAGCTCATCCGAGCCCGCCTCGTTGACCTTGAACAGGTTGTTCTGCTTGCCGCGGATTCGGTTCATCGAGGTCGAACCCAGCACCATGTGCAGGTCACCCATCGGCGCACCATTCTCTTCCATGAACTGCACCGCGTTGGCGATGTCGGTCAGGTCACCGGCCGTGCCGAAGGGCGTGCCGGCCGCCGTACCGATGGCACGGGAGGCGTGGATGTGCAGAGCGCCCAGGTCGGTCTCGACTTCATTGGTCAGCGTACGCAGTGCTTGCGCGATGCGTTGCTGATTGATGTTGCCGAGGGTGCCGGCGTTGGTCAGGGCCAGCGTTTCTTCACCGGTGATGCCGAACGGAACCGAGCGTGCCTTCGTGATGGTGATGGGCACGTTGCCGATCGTCTGGTTCGGGGTATCCGCCGCAGTGGCCCCGACCGTCAGATCTTCAGCCGCCATCGCCGGGACCACAGGAGACATCACGGTCTGGTTGATGGCCGCTCGCTCCGCACCGGAATCACGGGACACCGCCCGGATGAAGCCGGCCGATTCACGGGAGATCTCGTCCATGGCGTTGTAGATGGTCGGGATCAGGCTGGTGAGGGTCAGGGCACCATTGACCGAGTACTGCCCGCCTTGCGGTTTGAGCAGCGGCTCGACAACGGTTTCGTAGACCCGGGCCGCAGCGGCGCTGATGACCGCCCACGGGTAGGAGGCCACCACGAAGGCGATGGCCAGGAGCGCGAGAGTGCGCAGTTTCGAGAAGACTTTCATTTCGGTTGCTTTCAAGAATGTCCGCGATGCGGAACAGGGGTTGGTTAATCCGAGATCACCAGCTCACCCTTCGCAGCAGCAGCGGCCGTCGTGGCCTTCTCCTGCGGCGTTTGGGCATCGAACTGTGCTCGAGTCACGGTACGCTTCCCTCCACTACCACCACCAGAACCCGAGCTGGAGCCGCTGCCGGACGAACCAGTCCCCTTGAGGATGGTGTCCTTGTGCGGATACTGTTCGACCAGGATGCCCAGGGCTTCGTCGAATTCCGCAGGCGCACCGGGATTGGCGCGGCTGTAGATGACGTTGCCGGAGGCGTCTTTGGCCTGCACCTTGCCGTCGACGATCTCGAAGTGACGACCGAACCGTGCCTGCACCAGGTCGGCGGGAATGGCCAGCTTGGCCTTGTCTCCCACGATCAGAGGGCTGCGCGCGAAGGCGCCGCCGATCTTCTCTTGGTAGAGCTGACCCTTCAGGGTATCCCGTTCCGCCACGATGGGCTCGAACTCGGCCTTCACCGCTTTGATGGCGGCTTGGCGAACAGTCTCGACTTCACCGGCATCCACCAGTTTCTTCGAGTCCAGGTTTGCAACGACTTGCATGGCCTTGATGGCCGCTGCCGGATCGGTGATGCCTTCGAAGGACTTCAGCTGTTTCTGAGCCTCCTCCTTCGCCACCCTGTGGTCACGTGCCTCCCCGTTCAGGCGGGAGATGGTAGCCACAGTGCCAACAACATCGAAGGCGATTTCCACCCCCTTGTCGTCGACGTAGACGGGCTTGCCGTCTTGCACCACTGCGAATCCTTGTTCGTTGAGTTTCAGTTTCATGATTTCAGTTTCCTTGGTCATCCGACCTTTGGGGAGAGGGGCGATCCCGCCCGAACACCGCTCGGCATCAGCCTACACGGCAGTGGTTCACGACACTACACCCAGAGGGCGTACCATCGGTGAATAGATTCCGAGACGTCGGCAGTCATCGCAGACATCCCGTTCAAGAACAGTGCCACCAATCTTGCGGCCATTGCGGACCACAGTACCGTTGGTGACGGTAACAGAAGTGCGACCCCCGCATCGGTTGCATTGCAGCATGCCAGTTGGCTTCGGCATGGCCTTCACGGGTCCGGCAGGGTCCGGAGCACTGGGTGTGGTGACGAGTTTCATAGTCCTGCTCGCTTGAAGGCATCGGCATCCGAGACCCGAAGCTCTTCCAGTGTCTTGAACTGCCCCTTCAGGCTGTACATCCGCTCCAGAGGCAGCTTGCCATCTCCAAGGAGCTTCGCCCGTGTGGGTCCAAGCACCTCGATCTGGCGAGCGGTCGATTGGTCCTTGATCCACTCGGCATAGGTCAGGGGCTTGGGCACCTGGCCATCCATCGAGGCCCTGGTCCCATTCTGCATCGTCACGTCAGGGCTACCGAGTCCCAGCTCTTTCGCACTCTTCAGCACCATGACCTGAGAACTGCGGCAGCCCCAGTGTGCCCGGCCAGGCCCGCCCAGCCATGGCAGGGAGTGACCGATGGGCCGATGGGTCTTGGGGTCGTAGTTCTTGTGATCCCGGATCCGACAGACAGACGACGTGCGCAGATCCAGCGTGGATAGCCACTGCACGGCCTTCAGCAGGTCGCTGTTGGCTTCCACGAAGCTGTCCTGGACGAACCCGGCTAGATGGCTCATCGAAGTCCGTACGATCGCCTGAGCCTCCCGACGACTCACTTCCAAGATTCCGTCGGAATACTGGTTCTTCTTGGTCCCCAGGATATCCCTCACGATCTGGTCCGTGGTGCGACCCTCGACAAACCCCTGGGCCAAGGTCTGGCGGATTCGCTTGGCTCTGGTGAGCTCCACATCCTTGAGCACTTGGGACAGCAGGGTGCCTTGGAAAGGGCGTGCCATGGCTGCCGCATAAACCTGCTCGGCCGTGATCAGCGAGGTCGACACCGACACCGGGGTCAAGTTCGCCAGCAGCTGAGTCTGGTAGGCCGTCTCATAGTTCACGAAATCCTTGAGCTCGGTGGTCAGGTTCTCACCCAGTTGCGAGTAAGCCTGCGCATTCATTGCTCGAACCGACCCCAACAGCGACTCAAGCCGATCCACCCGACCTGGGCTGGGGGACAGCTTGTCAAGCACATCCAACAACTCTGACCGAAGGCGAGCATCCGACCGATTCAGAACTGACAGCATCCTCCGAACAACGCTGTTCGAGTACTTCTGCAGCTGAATCTGGTGCCGGATGGACTCCTCAATCAGCAGGTTGTTGACGGACTTCATTTGCCTTCTTCTCTTCCTGGACCTGGATGCTCAGGCCGTCATAGACATGCCATTCCTGAGATTCCCCGTCCTGGATCGTGTGTTCACCCACCAGCACGTCCCCGTCACGACGGGTAATCTTCACTTGGTGGTCCGTCGGGCAGTGAGCAGTCACCTTCACAGAGGTCGTCATCATCGTTCCTTGGTTGGTTGCGAAAATCTGCGGTTAAGACTTTCCGATTCGGACAGTCCACCTTGCTACATTCGACCCATGGCGGAAGAGGCAGGGTCTTTCGACAGTCACTGCAGGGCTGGGTCACCTTCGCCCCCCTCTTCCGGAGGAGTACTCCACAGGGCTGCCAGACGCGGGCCTTCCTCGTCGACCTTCTCCAGCTCGTCGGACTCGATCAGGTCCGGATGCAGAACCCCGCGACGCTTGAACTCCATCAGGGCCGTCTCACGAGTAATCAGGCCACCCTGCTGCATGGACAGGATGAGCTGAGCCGAGGCGTCGGTCAGGTTGAAGGCCCCGAAGTCCTTGAACAGCGAGATGTGACCGCCTTGGGCTTCCTGGACCCACATGGCCATGATCTGGAGAGCCTGGTCCATCGAATCCTCGAAGCCCTCGACGATCCGTTGCAGGTCGGACTTGTTGCCCTCGGCATCCTGGCTGGATTCCGTTGCCGTGCGGACAGCTCCCGGCTTCGAGACCAGCAGCTCTGCCCCGGTCTGAATCATCTGCTCCTCGAGTTTCTCCAGGGAGGTCTGCCCTGCCTCGATGGCAGCCCCGCCGTGCTCGACGTATTTCATGTCCCCGCCCATCGGGATGTTGATCCGGCTGGAGGCGGAGACTGTCTGAGCCCCGTCCCCCGTCTCGAGCGGTTCAGCCCCGATGGTCACCAGGATCGGCACCCGAGCGATGTGGAGAATCGTGTCCTGATCCGACTGGGACTGCCAGTGCTTCACGTTCAGGTAGGCCAGGTCCTGCAGCGGGGAGACGCCTTCCATGAATCCCAGCCGGGTTCCGTAGAATGGCACGAACGGGATGATCGACAGCGTGGTCAAACCATTCTCGTGAGGCAGCCACTCGTCTTTCTCGTTCTTGCGGTAGGTCACCCAGACTCCAGGGGCCAACACGCGGACCTGTTCGATGCACTTGGTTCCGAACTCCCCATCGGCAATCTCCACTTCCTCCTTGATTCGCAGCTGCTCCAGGTAAGGCACGCCATTCCGCTTGGATGTCTTCCAACCCAGCAGCTGATTGTGACGAACGAAGGTGAAATACGGCCGGGCTCCGATGGCTTTCTCTTCAGCCACCGTGCGGGGAGCGGCGTTCGGGTCGATCACGGGGAAGTCCACCAGGATGCCACAGAGGCCGAACGCCATCGCTTCGGAAAAGACCTCCACTGAGAAGACGTGCAGGTTCTGGCCCTCGAGGTTGATGTCCTGACAGTACTCGACCAGCCGCGGGGGCACATCCTCTTCAAGGGTCAGCTGCTTCGAGAAGGGCTTCCCGGTCATGACGCTCAGAGTCCGCTTCAGCGCCGGGAACAGTGTGGCCACAGCCAGACGGTTCTTGTAGCTGATGTCGTCCTCCTGAGGCCACTGAGGCAGGTACTCCTTCTTGGTCCGCATCACGGACGTACCGCCAAGGAGGGCTTCCACGACGGCCCAGAGCACGGCCATGTCGGTGATGTATTTCGACCGATCGTTGACTTTCATGTTTACATCCTGAGAGGTTCGATGGTGGTGGCACGCCGAACGATGGGGAACTTGTGGGTGATGAAGTATCCACCGGCATCCACCGGGTGATCGAATCCGCTTGTCTTATCAGGTTCCCCGTTATCGTCGTACGCCTGTTGCTCCAGGCCCTCAGTGTAGACGGGGCAGGTGTCCGGATTCACCTTGTAAC